CCAAGGAGCAAGGTTCCAGATAGAATCTGGGGTCAGTGACAGGCCAAGAAGCTTTCTGGCCTGAATGGCGCAACGTGCCATGTCATTCCGCAGTCCATTGGACGGCGGGACATAATACGTAAAAGCGCCACTAAACCACCGATCAATCGCAGAATACTCACTGCGAATAACCTGCCCTTTATTGATCAGGGAGTTAACCTGGAGTGTGTCACTGGACGGATTAGTCCAAGGACTACTCTTATCGAGGTACACCATGTTACTCTCTGATACAATAGTCGGGAAGCGATATCCCCTGCGAACAAGCTTACCACTGTCACGATCATACTGGTCAAGAATTCGATCAGCATGAACGATTGACCGACTTATGTCAGTCAAATCAGACAAAAATGGAAGCCAACCGAACTGATAATTGAGGAATTCATCCCCAAAAGAGCGTCTCCGCTCTTGAGAGCTCATGGCTCGCCACGAAAGTAGCTTGCCACCGATGATAGACGGAAGTCCATCACCGACGATCTCTCCTACCGATTCGGTTAGGTTCGCAGATGGATTACTAGGTGAACATCGAGCGATGGCCGTTGTCCCAAAACCCTTCAGCGAGGAATCGCTAGAAGAATTAAAGGACGGCCACTGCAGGAATGTTGGCGAGCATGGCAGATAAGGGCCGTTATAAACAGCCTCAGTCTGCACATGAGTTTGCCCGTCGACCACAATACCCTCAACACTCGCTTCTTCGCCATTTGACATGACGGAGTAACGCTTGCGAGAGGTAAAAGGTCCACCCATATCCATATCGAAGCGCCCGCGAACGCGGGTTCTCCAAAGAGGATGGCTTTCGGATTCAGTATACTGAACCCCCTGCAGAGGTAGAAAGGCAGCTGTATTTTGGTTTTCGAACGTAGTGTTCTGAACCAATTGACCCGCACCATTATAAGTGCGAGTCCTCAGTCTACCAAACACTGGACCCTCGTACGGAATAACTCTCGTACGAACGGACAGATGACACCTCCTTAGGGCCGACAAAACCATACTGGTCCCGGGGTTATCCCCGAATCCAATCCAACAATGTCCTAGACGCCATCGCACCAGGCAACGAGCACGACCCTCATGTCTCTCGACAAGAGGAGCCGGGCACCGTATGCCGTGGCCGCGAGCGTGATCTCATCGAACCAGTTACGGACTCGGTGAGGTACGAACTCCTTACGGAACTCGTCGGTGGTGGGGTCGTACTCGTTTACGAGCACGAGCTCAACTACCGTACGCTGGGGCTTAGCCCCAGTCTGATGGTAACCACTCATTGTGGTATTCCACCTTTCTGGAGCATAGCTCCATCGGTATCAGGACATCCCAGGATTGGGATGTACTGCACTACGCCCAGGGCCCCGAAA